GCTATGGATGTGGTCGTACCAGGTCCTATGGCTGTTATGAAGTGGATTGAGGCTGAGGTAGCAGCTGCTGTCAAGCGTGGTGTACGATACCTTGAATGGAGGACTCCATCTGGGTTCATTGTTCACCAGAAGCTCAACAAGAAGAAGTTCCAATCCATGGAGCTGCAGCTGTTGGGTCGTTGTAAGATGAAGGTGGCAGTGGGTGAGACCGATGAGGTTGATCTTAACCATCACAAGAATGCAACAGCTCCTAACCTTATTCACTCACTGGATGCTTCACTGCTACACTTGAGTGTTCTACGCTTTGATGCCTCTATTGCTCTTATTCACGACTCTGTGCTTTGTCGTGCAACGGATATGTCTACCCTATCCGCCATTGTACGAGAAACCTACATGCACTTGTTCGCAGAACATGACTACCTACGAGACTTTGCCAAACATATTGGTGCAGAGTCTGACCCACCGATCATTGGTGATCTAGAACCAGAGACCGTGATCGAATCCACCTACTTCTTTTGTTAATGTCACAACCCATCCACGTTACTCAACAGCCTGTTATCCTTGAAGGTTATCAAGCTGTACTGAAACCATCTAAGTTTGGCTACTCACTGTCTGCACTCCTGGACTCCCAGCTTATCGAAGCACTGGAGGAGGATCGTAAAGAAACACTCAAGTGGGCAGAGTCCAAACTGAAGAACCCTAAGCGTAGTGTCCTCAAGCCTGAACCATGGGAAGAGGTAACTGAAGGTTCCTACAAGACTAAGTTCTCTTGGAATGAAGAGAACCGTCCTCCTGTCGTAGATAGTGAGGGCACACCTATCACTAACCGTGATCTGCCTGTCTACAGTGGCAGCAAGGTGAAACTTGCTTTCCGACAGAAGCCCTACATCCTCAAGGATGGTGTCACCTACGGCACTAGCCTTAAGCTTGTTGGTGTACAGATCGTTGAGCTTGGTGGTGCTGCTGGTATTGATCGTGGTGACCTCGGTGATACTGAGGTAGCTGCACTGTTTGGTCAGACCACTGGCTTCAAGACTAGCTCTGCTCCTCCTACTGCCACTGCTGATGTGGTTGAGGATGTCGTAGAGGATGATGACTTCTGATGGCATTCCGCTCAGGACTTGAAGAGAAGGTCGCTGATCTTCTCACCAACCTGGGTGTGAAATACGAATACGAATCAACCAAGGTACCTTACGTACTGCAATGCAACTACACGCCAGACTTCCTCCTGCCTAATGGTATCTACTTAGAGACCAAGGGTCAACTAACGGAGGAGGATAGGCGTAAGATGAAAGCAGTTAAGGCTGCACATCCTGACCTTGACATTCGTTTCGTATTTCAATCACCCCACAATAAGATCTACAAAGGATCTAAAACCACCTACGCTAAGTGGTGTGAGAAGCATGGCTTCCAGTATTGTTCGTTCCACTCGATCCCTATTTCATGGCTGACGTAAGAGAGATCCATCAGGTGGTTACCGCCTTGATTGAATCCCTAGATAAAACAAGCTCGCCTAATGACATCATCGAAGCTTTTGATGATGCACTGGAGATATACGAGCAACAGATCCAAACCTCTTACAAAAACTAATGCGACCCACACAATACGGTTCAGTCGAGTTCTACTCTAATATGTTTGGTGAGCTGCTGTGTGATGTACAGTCAGATGAACCAGTTACCACTGAAAACATCATTCAAGGTTTCTATCAGGCACTAGATGACTGGTTCGAGTATCACGATAAGCAAGCACGAGAATATGCAGACATCCGAAAGCGAGTTCGTCAGGCACTTACCGTGTGACAGTTGTGGATCATCTGATGCAGCTAGTCTGTATTCAGATGGTCACATTTTTTGTTTCTCATGTAACGCCTACACCAAAGGTGATGGCGATGTTCACAATCACACAATGTCCACTAATGTCCAACTCCGAGGTTCAGCCGAGCGGCTGCAAAAGCGGAACATCTCAGAAAAGGTTTGCCAACAATACCGAATCTACAAAGACGGGGACGTTCTACGCTTCTATTATTTCGACGATGCTGGAGTCGTTAAAGGTTGCAAGGTAAAGACTAAAAGCAAGTTATTCACTTACGAAGGAGAAACACCTGGCACACTCTTTGGGCAACATTTGTTTCCCGCCACTGGAAAACGAGTCGTTATCACCGAAGGAGAGCTCGATGCAGCTTCATGTAGTGAGGCTATGCCGGGGTGGCCGATGGTATCTCTACCTAGCGGTGCCGCTGCGGCCAGGAAGTCGGTTCAACGGGCTCTCCAATGGCTCCAGGGTTATGAGGAGATTGTCCTGTTCTTCGATAATGACGAGGCAGGCCGTAAGGCAGCGGAGGACGCAGCAGGCGTCTTACCACCTGGCAAGACAAAGATCGCAAGACTTGAGGAATACAAGGATGCGTCAGACGCGCTTCAAGTCAATGACACTGAAGCAATTCGTAGAGCGATTTGGGACGCGAAACCTTACCGTCCAGATGGGATCGTAGACGGTAAATCCCTTCTAGATTTAGTAACAACACCAACACCACCATCAGATCATGACTATCCCTTCGCAGGACTCCAATCAAAACTACACGGCATCCGGTTTGGAGAGCTGCTCACAATTACTGCAGGTAGTGGAATTGGCAAAAGCTCCTTCTGTCGTGAGCTTGCAACTCACCTACTCACCAAAGGAGAACGAGTTGGGTACTTGGCTCTTGAAGAAAGCAACCGTAGAACGGCTCTCGGACTAATGTCCGCTGCTGTTGGTAAATCACTACACATTGGAAATCATGACAGAGCTGCCCTCACCGAAGCTTATAATCACAGTCTTGCTAAGTGGAACCTGTTTCTTTTTGATGGCTTCGGTTCTTTCGACCCAGATGTTATCTACAACCGAATTGAATATCTTGCTTGCGGGTTAGATACTAAGGTCATCTTTCTTGATCACCTATCGATCTTGATGTCTGGATTGGAGGGTGATGAGAGGCGGATGATTGATGTTACTATGACCAAGCTACGTTCTCTTGTAGAGCGCACTGGTATTGCTATGTTCCTTGTCTCCCACCTTAGGCGTACATCCAATGACACCAACCACGAAGAAGGCGCAAGAGTCACCCTTGGACAACTTAGAGGTTCGGCAGCTATTGCTCAATTGTCAGATGGAGTTATTGCGCTTGAACGGAACCAGCAAGCGGATAGAGGAGGCTCTTCAACTACTGTGCGAGTCCTCAAAAACCGTTATAGTGGGGAAGTAGGTGTAGCTTGTCAGCTGACCTATGACCTCGATACTTGTAAATTCACAGAGACTGAAGCTAATGACTTCGACCCAACCACAGACTTCTAACCTGAAGCGTCCAAAACCCCCTACACCTGAGGCAATCAAGCGAGCACAGTTCGTCGACAAGACCTACAAGTGGACTGGTAAGTGACACAACAACAACATCCCATCACCCCACCATGGGAACTGGTGCAAAAGTGGCGAGAAACGCCTGAGTTTTCTGCATTGTCTCCGTGCGTAATGGTCACTGTCACTACCACCAAGCTGCAAGACATTGCCACTCGCGCCGCCCAATGGGGCGCAGATCAAGAGCTGGAGGCGTGCTGTGAATGGATTGCTGATTGGTACGGACATGGGTGCAATGAGGTAATTGGCAATCTCCGCACCTCACGCCGCCCCAAGTCGCCGAGCTTGAAGGAGCAGGCGTTACAGGCCCTTGCCGAAGCTGACCTTGGTTCAACGGAAGCGGATTGGTATCAACGTTTCGACACCATCCGCCGCGCACTGGAGGCACTGCCCGATTGAACCTAATCTTCGACCTAGAAACAGACGGCCTATACGATGATTGCACCAAGGTTCACTGTATTGGCATCTATGATCTCGACTCTAAACAGACTCTCGTTTTCAATGATGAAGGTAGTGAACAACCTATCACGAAAGGTGTCCAACTACTTGAGGATGCCTGTTGCCTTATTGGTCACAACATCATTGGCTACGATATTCCTGTGCTCCGTAAGCTCTATCCTTGGTTTACCCCCAACGCTAGGGTTGTGGATACTTTGGTTCTTAGTCGTATTTATCACGCTGATATGCTGAAGACCGATCAGAAGCGTAGGTGGAAGGATATGCCACCACAACTTCAAGGACGCCACTCACTGGAGTCCTACGGTTATAGGTTAGGCGAATGCAAGGGAGAGTTCGGTAAAGATACCGACTGGAAGATCTGGTCCCAAGAAATGCAAGATTATTGTTTACAAGACGTACAAGTAACACAGAAGTTATGGCAACACTTCCTCCCATACCTGACTTCATCCAACTAGAGCATGACGTTGCAACAATCCTCACAGAACAGGAGATACATGGGTGGTGCTTTGATGAAAGAGCTGCATGGGAACTTGAGTCGAGTCTCCGACGAGAACTGGAAACACTTACTCAATTACTACGCAACAGGTACCCTCTCATTAAAGACAGAGAGTTTACTCCTAAAAGAGTTAACCGAACCACAGGATACGTCGCAGGTGCTCCTCTCACTAAACTAAAGGAGTTCAACCCTGGTAGTCGTGATCATATTGCATGGGTCATGAAGAATCACCACGGTTGGGTGCCAGATAAAGAGACAGCAAGTGGCAAGACTGCCATCGATGAAACTGTTCTCAAAGACATCGGCACAGAGGAGGCGCTGCAGTTCTTCCGTTGCCTTGAGTTAACTAAGCAGCTTGGCATGTTGTCTGAGGGCAAGAATGCCTGGCTTAAGCTAACCAAAGGTAACCGTATCCATCACCACTGTTCAGTATCCACAAACACGCATAGATGTGCTCACCGTAATCCAAATCTGGCACAGGTTCCAAGCGAACTATCATTTCGACGATTATTTACTGCCACACCCGGCCTTCTTATGGTTGGCGCGGATCTTAGTGGCATTGAGCTTCGTATGCTTGCTCATTATCTGGCGAGGTACGACGGAGGACGCTACGGAGATGTATTGCTCAATGGAGACATACACCAAGTTAATGCGGACAAGATTGGAATCTCAAGACGATTAGTAAAGACTGTTACCTATGCGTTTCTGTATGGGGCAGGAGATCAAAAGATTGGACTTAGTTATGACCAAAGCTTATCCCCGAACAAGGCAAAAGAAAAGGGGGCAGAAATACGAGCTGCTTATGTTGCTGCCATTGACGGCCTGGATAGTCTTCTTACCGCTGTTCGTCAAGCAGGTGAGCGAGGCTTTATCAGGTCCATAGATACACGGAAGATACCTGTAGACAGCCCACACAAAGCTCTCAACTATTTGCTCCAATCAGGTGCAGGCGTTGTAGCTAAGCGGTGGATGGTCATAGCTAATCAGAACTTCCCGACCATTGACAATGACTATCTTAGTCACACTCATCAACTAGCATTTATCCACGACGAACTACAGTGGGAATGCTTACCAACTTATGCAGAGGATCTAAAGGATCACCTAGAGATGTGCGCTGCACTAGCTGGTGAATACTACAACCTCCGCGTTCCCATAGCTGCTGAAGGAAAGATCGGCAGTAATTGGGCTGAAGTCCACTAATCCACCCAACCGATATGGCCACCAAATCAAAGACTGCACTTGGACGTGTTGAATTCAAGTCCCGTGCTAAATACAAGCGTACCCGTCAGGGCAATGGCACTAGATCCCTACCGTCCCATGGGCGTAAACTTCGACGAGGTCAGGGTAAGTGAGCCTATTGATCGACGCTGACTTTATTGTTTACAAATGTTGTGCAGGAGCTGAAACAGAGATTGATTTTGGAGAAGACCTCATCGTCGTTACCTCCAACTTTAAGGAAGCATACGAGTATGTCGAGCGAGAGTTATACAACATCGCAACTGACCTTGGATGCTTCGATGATTCTATTCTGTTCTTTTCTGATTCTATCAACTTTCGTAAATCTATTGACCCAGCGTATAAAGGACATCGAAATCGAAAGAAGCCGTGCGGCTACAAAAGGGTCATCAACAAACTCAAGGAAGAGTATCCCGTTGTTGTGATGCCTACACTAGAGGCTGATGATGCCCTTGGTATCTACGCCACCAAAGAGCCAGGACACATCATTTGCAGCCCTGATAAGGACATGCGACAGATCCCTGGGGACCTCTATGACCTCACCGATGGAGTGACCACTGTAGAGCCTGAGGAGGGCCGCAGATGGCACCTCATCCAAACACTTGCTGGTGACCAAACAGATGGTTACGCTGGTGTACCTGGTATTGGTATCAAGCGTGCTGTTGCCCTATTTGAGAAGGAAGGCTACACCTGGGATACTGTAGTCAAAGCATTCGCTGAAAAGGATCTTGGAGAAGATGTGGCTCTTATGAATGCTCGCCTAGCTAAGATTCTACAATGTAATGACTATGATTTCACCAATCAAGAACCAAGACTTTGGTCTCCCAGCTCCAGTGCTGGAATTAACGATGGAGCAGCAGTTCAAACTTAAACAGATTGAGAATGCACTGCGTCACCCAGAAACAAAGCTAGAAGATGTAATCACTGTCTTCATGGCTCTTCAACACCAAAACTTCACTCTCTGCAATACAGTATCCAACCTAGTCAAGAAATGGCCCACTCCAATTCCACAGGCCCCAACTACTACAAGCGAGGGTCAATTCAAGTTTGGGATTTCATCCGAGATCAAGGACTGAACTTCCATCTTGGCAATGCAATTAAATACATCTGCCGTGCTGGTCATAAAGGCATTGACGGTAGAAGTTTGCAAGATGCCTACATACAAGATCTTAAAAAAGCAATCCACTATCTTCAAAATGAGCTTGAAAGCGAAGTCGTTTCTCAGTGTGCAAGCAAAGGAATTCCGGAGAAGTTTCCGGGTCAGGAACAATACGAGTCCAGCTTCACGGACTATGCAGCGGACTTTGATCGTTGAGGAATTCAAAGAGTTCCTTGAAGCTGAGAATCAACTCCTTACAGGAT